ACCAGAAGAGCGTGACGCGATGCTACGTGATGAGGAGATGTGGCCGTGACTGACTTTAACGAAGAGGCTCTTATGGATGCCGTCAGTAAAATATCCTTTATCGAACCTAAGCTGATGCACGTCCCTGCTGAAACAATCACTCAAGTGGCCGAGCAACTCGGCTGCACACGGCAAGAGGCGATTGAGTATATACGGGATGTGGCAATGAGGCTGTTTGTGAAAAGCCGGGGAGGGAGCGATGACTAAACCAGCATGGTATGGCGGGAACAAGATCCCCGACAGCTATCTCAAGAAGTTTCAGAAGAGCGTAGAGGATGAGGGCATCCCCTATGACCTGCGCGTGTTTCTGGACAGGCTTAAATGAGCCCACAGGAGCGGATCGCAGCCCTGCAAGATAGGGTACGCATATGCTGGGAGATGGCAGGCGTCTTCCTGCAAGCCAAAGACGCACATGGCCTGCATGACATGGGGGTGGAGATCCAAGGCCTGAATTGGGCGATCAGGGAGCTCGAGGCCCTATCGAAAAAAAATGATGGGTAGTGCATTTTTCCTATTGTAATGTGAATAAACATCGTTCAAAGAGAAATGGTCATCGGGGCTTCGGCCCCACAACTGGAGACTAAACGTGAGCTACTCAGCAGAATACATCGCCCGCTACCGCGCTATCGCTAAGGTTTACGTAACCGATTACCGCACGTCTAAGGAGACATGGGGCTTCGACAGTTTCCACACCGACACCGCGCGCATCTTGGCTCTGGGTCAGATCCAGTACGCCAAGAAGGTTGCAGGCAAGCATGTTACGTCACGCGATTATGCACCAGAGCGCACACGCCGTGCCGGGCTGAGCCGCATACTTGCGAAGGCGGATCGGAAGGCTGCATAATGATCGTTTTCATAGACAAGATTGGTGATGACATCCCTGATGGCGCAGACTACGCGATTTACCGCGTGGCCCGTCATGAGGCCATTGTGATCTCAAAGCAGCTAAATGGAAGCTGGGAACGCACCGGTCGTTTGTATGTCGATCTGCTGTGGCAGTTGGTAGATGGCTGGGAAGTCAACGGAAAGGCTGTCTGGGACTTAGACAATCAACGCTTCATTGCTGGCACAAAACGGCAGAAATCCTTTATTCCTAAGCCTAAGCCTGTTATAGTTGAGGAGAAGCCTGAGCCAAAGAACAAGCCACAGGGGGATCGCAACGCAGAGATCTGGCGTCTCGCCCGAGAGCACGGGTTGATGTACAAGGACATTGGCAAGAAATTCGGTATCACTGGCGGTCGCGTTTACGGATTGCTCACAAGGTACGACAGGATGATCAAGAACGCCGTCCACTGGGGGCACAGGTCAGATTGCAGCATCCGCCCAGACGTAATGAAGGCGCTGGATGGTGTGGAGATCGTGCATACCGTGGACCAGAAGCACTATCTCGTTTTCCCTAATGGCAAAGAGTTTAAGGTTTAGGAGCACAACATGAAACGCTTAGACGTAGCCCAGAGGCTCAGAGAAGAAATTAAAGAGGAAGATCGCTTGGCCACCCTTCACGTAATGATAGAGGGTCAGATCAACGCATTAGAGCGATTGATGGAAACCAACGCAACTCATGTGAAAGATCCCGGCGCATGGAACATCCTTGCTGGGTACATGGATCAATTGCGCTTTTGGGCACCGCGTGTGTTCTATACCTCAGAGGTTAACGCAGACTTTGCTGAGAAACAGGAGGGCGTCCCTGCTCACCCGATGTTTGGCAAATTCTACGATTAAGCTTCCGTAGCACCACAAGACAGCGTATAACCCTAAGTGGAAGTCCGCCCGCTGGCATATCGGGTTCAACATATGCCACCATTGCATTACCGCACCACAAGGTTTAGATAGAGACCTATCGGAAGCCCTGTCCCGATGCGGAGCAAGCGATGAGTAAAGAACCCAAGGCCAAACATCCCGGTGGTCGCCCCTCTCTCTACAGCGAAGAACTCGCGGACCTGATCTGCGAAAAGCTCACTGAGGGACTAAGCCTGCGCAAAATCTGTATGCTTGAGGACTTTCCCAAAGCTTCAGCAGTCTACACGTGGCTGGATAAATATCCTGAGTTCCAAGAGAAATACACACGCGCGCGTGAAGTTGCGACTGAGGACATGCTCGAGGACATCCTTGAGATTGCCGACAACCCAGAACTTGACCCAAACGAAAAGCGTATCCGCATCGACACACGCAAGTGGGCCATGGGTAAGCTGAAGCCTAAGAAGTACGGAGAAAAGCAAACGCTGGAGCATGGCAACAAAGATGGCGAGGCCCTCAAGGTTGACATGAGCGTAGATACGCAGGCTTTGACGATTGCCATTGCAGAAGCCTTCCGTGCCAAGAAGGCCAGTGAGTGAACGCTTTAGCCCAAATCATACCCGCAGACGTTGGGCCTGATGAGGTTCTACAACGCATTGGGGATGAGCGTCGTATCTATCTTGAGTGGCAGCGTCGCTGGTCTGACACTGCGCGCCCTAAGCAAATCGTGCCGGGCGGAGACTGGACGGAATATGGTTTCCTCGCAGGTCGAGGCTACGGCAAGACGCGCATTGGTGCGGAATGGATCACACGCGCGGCATATGAAGACGTAAGCGGCTTTGACAGCGCAGTAATAGCACCCACGTACAGCGATACTAAGTTCACGTGTTACGAAGGTGAGAGCGGTATTCTATCGGTACTGCCCCCTGAGTTGCTGGTCGAGTACAACAAATCAGACATGATCATTAAGATACGAAACGTTGCAGGCGGCGTTTCAACAATACGCGGCTTCACGGCGGAAAAGCCAGAGCGTCTGCGCGGCCCGCAGCATACACGCATCTGGTGCGATGAGTTAGCCGCTTGGCAGTACGATGAGACATGGGACATGGCCATGATGGGCTTGCGTCTTGGCAAGAACCCTCAGGTGGTGTGGACCACAACGCCCAAGCCCAAAGAGCTAGTCCGTAAGCTGGTGAAGCCTAAGAAGGGTCGGTTTATTGAGAAAGGCTCGACTTACGATAACCGAGACAACTTGCCGCAAAGCTTCTTCGATCAGCTTCAGCAGTACGAAGGCACGACGCTTGGCCGTCAGGAGCTATACGGAGAACTGATTGATCCAGAAGAAAACGCAATCATCAAGCGCAGCCAATTCCGTCTCTGGCCAGCTAAGAACCCGCTGCCACGCTTTGACTGGATCATCATGTCGCTGGACACCGCCTTCACTGAGGCGACGTTCGACAAGCGCACGGGTGACCCTGATGCCACTGCTTGCACGGTCTGGGGCGTGTTCTTCCACGAGAAGCGCAACAACATCATGCTGCTGGACTGCTGGGAAGACCATCTGGGTATGCCGGATCTCATCCGCCGGGTGCGCAAGGAGATGGCAATCCCCTACGGTGATGACGCAGACCAAGCCCTGATCAAGCCTATGTTCGGGTCCAGCAAGCCTATGACCAGCGGACGCAAGCCTGACATCCTGCTGATTGAAGACAAGGGATCGGGTATCTCGCTGCGCCAGATGCTCGAGCGTGAGCGCATTGATGCCTATGCCTACAACCCCGGCAGAGCAGACAAGTTGACACGCCTGCACATGGTGAGCCCTGTCTTTGCGCGTCGCATGGTGTGGCTGCCTGAAAGCGATAAGCATGAGGGTCGCCCCAAGAACTGGATTGAGCCAATGCTTGCGCAATTGTGTGCGTTTACGGGGCCGGGGAGCATCAAGCACGACGATTATGTGGACAGCGTGACGCAGGCAATCAGGCTTTGCATAGACAAAAACATGCTAGATGCTGTACAAGCACGCAAAGATGAGGTTGGGCCGCCACCTAAGCGCGTCTCCAACCCCTACGCCATTTAAAAGGATCAGGCGATGGACGAAGACGAGAACATCCTCACAGGCGAAATCATCGACGTTGAAGACGATGAGGACGAAGATGTTGTCGATACCGATGATGGTGGTGCCATCGTCAGTCTGGATGAAGAGGAAGCGCCCCGCTCGGACGACTTCTACTCTAACCTTGCAGAAGACATGTCGGAAAGCGACCTTGGTAAGATTGGGTCTGAGTTTCTTGACCTGATCTCGAAGGACAAGGAAGCCCGCAAGAAGCGTGACGAGCAGTATGAAGAGGGCATCCGACGCACTGGTCTGGGCGATGACGCACCCGGCGGCGCTGACTTCCAAGGCGCATCCAAGGTTGTGCATCCCATGCTCACTGAGGCCTGCGTTGACTTCGCGTCACGCGCCATTAAGGAGTTGCTCCCGCCTCAGGGTCCAGTGAAGGATTTCATCCCCGGCGAGATCACAGCCGACAAGGTCCGCAAGGCCCAGCGTAAGACCAAGTTCATGAACTGGCAGCTAACGGTGCAGAGCCCTGAGTTCCGCGCTGAGCTTGAGCAGTTGCTCACACAGGTGCCATTGGGTGGTGCGCAGTATCTCAAGACCACATGGAACGAAGCGCGCAATCGCCCTGAGTTTCTGTTCGTCGGCATCGACGAGATGTATCTGCCCTTTGCTGCGACCAATTTCTATACGG